GCATCCACACGTTGAAGAACGGCCAGATCGATTCCGAGATTGCCGACGCGGAGTGGGCGCGCAACACCCAAACCCAAGCGCCACCCGTGGACCGGCGCGGCCAGCAACCGGAAGACGACGCGGAGGTTTTTGGCGCGTCGCAGTACACGAAGGCGCGAGCAGTGCGGGAACACTACCAGGCGCGCCTCGCCAAGATCGATTACGAGGAACGGATCGCGAAGCTCGTCTCCGGCGAAGAGGTCCAGGTCGCTGCCTACAACAAGTTCCGCCAGTTCCGGGACGCGATGATCAACATCCCGGACCGCCTGGCGGCGATGCTTGCCGCCGAGACAGTAGAGGCCACGGTGCATGCGCTCCTCACGGCTGAGATCCGGAAGGCTCTGAATGATTTTGCCGACGAATCTAACGGCTGACGAGATCTACGCTGCCGCCGCCGCGGCTGGCGCGCGACCGGACCCGCTGCTCACCATTTCGCAGTGGGCCGACCGCTACCGCTGGCTTTCGCAACGCGCGTCCGCAGAGCATGGGCGCTGGCGTACGGAGCGGACGCCCTACTTGCGCGAGATCATGGACTGCCTCTCGCCGTCCTCGCTGATCGAGCGTGTGGCGTTCATGAAAGGCGCGCAGATCGGCGGCACGGAGTGCGGCAACAACTGGATGGGGTATGTCATCCACCAGGCTCCCGGCCCGATGATGTCGGTCCAGCCGACCGTCGAGATGGCCAAGCGCAACTCGAAGCAGCGCATCGAGCCGCTGATTGAGGAGTCGGTGGTCCTGCGGAAGCTCGTTCGCGATCCGAGGTCGCGCGACTCCGGCAACACGGTCTTGTCAAAGGACTTTCCGGGCGGCGTGCTGGTGATGACCGGCGCGAACAGCGCGGTCGGCCTCCGGTCGATGGCGGCGCGGTACCTGTTCCTCGACGAAGTGGACGCCTATCCAGGCGACGTGGAAGGCGAAGGCGACCCGATCACGCTGGCGATGGCGCGCACCCGGACGTTCGCGCGCCGCAAGGTGTTTCTGGTCTCGACGCCGAAGATCACGGGCATGAGCCGGATCGAGGCGGCGTATGAGGATAGTGACCAGCGAAAGTACTGGGTGCCGTGCCCGACGTGCCGCGACTTTCAGATCCTGAAGTTCGCGCAACTGCGGTGGCCCAAGGGCGATCCGCAGAGCGCGGTCTACATCTGCGAGCACTGCGGCCAGGAGATTCGCAACCACCAGAAGCAGTCGATGCTGGCGTGCGGCGAGTGGCGCGCCGGCGCGAAAGGCGATGGCAGGACAGCGGGCTTCCATATTTCCAGCCTGTACAGTCCGGTTGGCTGGTTCTCATGGGGCGACGCCGCCAAGCAGTTCGAGCAGGCCCAGAAGAACTCCTCGCTGCTCCAAGTCTTCGTCAACACCGTGCTCGGCGAGACCTGGACGATGCTGGGCGAGGCGCCGGATTGGAAGGTGCTCTACGACCGGCGTGAGGAGTTCAAGACCGGCATCATCCCCCGTGGCGGTCTGTTCCTTACGGCTGGTGCGGACGTCCAGAAGGATCGCATCGAGGTCGAGATCGTCGCCTGGGGGCGCGGGAAGGAGTCCTGGTCCGTCGATTACCGGGTGCTGGAAGGCGACACATCACGCCCGCAGGTGTGGGATAGGCTCACTGCGCTGTTGAACGAAACATTCACGAGCGCAAGCGGTCTCGAAGTGCCGATCACACAACTCGCGGTGGATTCCGGGTACGCAGCGACGGAGGTCTACCAGTGGGCCAGGAAACAGGGCCATCGCGTGGTCGTGATTAAGGGCGACTCGCGCGCGGCGGCCCTTCTGGGCAACCCCGCGCCGATTGAAATCGGACCCCTCGGTGCCAAGATCAAGCGGGGCGTGAAGGTCTGGCCGGTCAACTCCGGCATGGCGAAAGAGGAGTTGTACCGCTGGCTGCGCCTCGAACGACCCACCGACGAGGACCTCCAGCAGGGCCAAACGTTCCCACCCGGGTACTGCCACTTCCCGCGCTACAGCGAGGAGTACTTCAAGCAGATCACCGCCGAGCAACTGGTCACGAAAATCGTCAAAGGCTACCGGCGTCACGAGTGGCAGAAGATGCGCGAACGTAACGAGGCCCTGGATTGCCGGGTCTACGCTCGCGCGGCGGCGAGCAGGATCGGGCTGGACCGCTACCAGGACAAACACTGGCGGGCGATTGAGGATCGCATGGGTGTACCGAAGGGTCCGGAGAAACCATCTCCGGCTGGTCCGGCCGCGCCAGCGGGATCGCGCCCGCAGCCACAAGCGCACCAGCCCAGGCGTCGGACGTGGGGCCGGTTCTGAAAGCAGGATGCAATGGCGTACACGCAGACTCATTTGGATGCGTTGCAGGAGGCGCTGGCTTCCGGCACGTTGACGGTCACATTCGAGGGACGGAGTATGACCTACCGTTCCGTCCAGGAATTGCAGCGCGCGATTTCGGTTGTGCAGAGCTCGCTGAACCAGCAGTCCGGTAAACGAGTTCGGCAGTACCAACTGTCGGGGAGCAAGGGCTTCTAAAGTTGCCGATTTGGTTTGTTAGACCCTTGTCGATCAGTCGAAACCGATTCGCCAGAATGCCGACTGTGGACCATCTGTCCGAGACGGTCAACGCTGGAAAGTGCGAGTCACGAAGTGCCCATCGGAACATCAAAAACGTGGCCTCCGCCACGGCCCTCGCAAATGCGGTTAAATTGGATACTGGCGAAGATTGCTTGTCGTGGCTACCGAACAGCGCGCCGGGGCCACGCTAGTGAAGCTCATTCTATGCCCCCTGACGCCTCGCAGCTGCTTCCCTCTGACGACTCTGGGCGTGTCACGTTTGAGCGATACTGCTACCAAGCCCATATTGCCTTTCCGTTCTGTCTAAACTGCGCCCTTGGCGGCGACGTAGTGTGCGTCGTAGCCGAGCACATCGAAGATATCGCCGTTCAATTCAACACGGGCTGGCGTTTTCTCCAGATCAAAACACGGGACCTTGAGAGGGGGCCCTGGAAGTTAAGAGACCTCACGGCCAAAGGCGGAGGGCTGCACAGTCTCCTTCGTTCGCACCGGATTCTCGACTCTCTTCCAGCTACCCTAGAGCTACACGTTGAAGGAGCCGTTCAACAGAAAGATCTACTGCAGAAGCTGCTAACTGCAGATGGGCGGTGCGACGCCACTCTTTTAGAGAAGTTGGAGAAGTCCTTAAAGATCGACGTCGCTGAATGCGGGGCCTTCGCCAAACGCATTCGCATCGTCCATTCATATCCAACGCGAGGAACAATTCAAGCACAAAACACTCGTTTGCTCGTCAATCATGCGGGGCACCTCCCCGCGTCTGCATTGGACGAGATCTACGACCGCATGTTGATGTTGATCTACGCGGCGATGCAAGCCAAAGTCCTCCCCCACAATTGGAAACATACGTTCCTCACGCGCGGTGTCCTTCGCGGCAAGGCCCAAGACCTCTTCCTGCAGAAGCAGCTGTTAAGGGAGCATTTCAAAACCATTGTGCAGCCACTAACGGCCGCACCCCAGCCGCTTCTGAAGCGTCTCATCGACAACAACGAGCAACCTCCCACGCTCTTGGAGCAGAAGCTAATCATGGGGGGTGCTTCACCGGACATCATCAAGCACGCTAAGACATTACGCGCTCATGCAAGCCAACGTGAGTATGAGCTCTTGTCCTCTCAAATGTATGAGGATGGAGCGCTCGAAAATGTGCAGATCCGGCTGCTCATAAGGGCCCACGGTCTCGTGAATGAACACGGCTCGGGAAAAGCGCCAGCCGCTGCGATATGGAACGCATTGCTGCAGGTGCTCGGTCAGCAATACCCAATTATCGACAACAAAGGTCTCTTCCAAAACGATCCCGACCTGCTCCTAGGTGCCATCTGCGACCTTTCTGATAAGTGTCAAACCGGCTGGGGGATCGCTGATGCGTAAGGAACTGTTTCAGCCGACGGCCGAGGGCGAAGCTCGTCTGCTGCTGTTGATCAATGCATTCACCACATCCAAGAACAGCCTGGAGGGCCGCACGAAACTCGCGAAGTTAGATTTTCTTCTCCGGTACCCTTCCTTCCTACAGCGGGCTCTTTCTATACATGTTCCGAAGGTCATTATTCCTCAATCTTCGGAGATCGACGAAACCATTGAAACGCGGATGCTGCGTTACAGGTACGGACCCTGGGACCCGGCATATTTCGCTATTCTCGGAAGCCTGATAGGAAGAGGCCTCGTCGTTCCCGTCCCAACGGCAACGGGAATCGGGTACCGCGCTACGTCCACGGGTCAACGCCTAGCGTCTCGGATCGCGTCGACCGAACCGTGGCAAGACGCCGCCCGAGCCGTGAAACTGCTTAAGACGCATTTCGATAAGAGTGGAACTTGGCTGAAGGATTTCATCTATCAGCATTTTCCAGAAGTCGTCAACAGCTCTTGGGGACAAACGCTATGAGAGCGCGGATTGAAAGTATTCAACTGATCGGGACGAAGAGAGATGTTGAGTTTTCACCAGGGCTGAACATAATCACCGGTCCCATTGCTTCTGGCAAAACGACCCTCATCCGGCTCTGTCACGGGCTTTTCGGAACCGGCTTGGAGAACTTTCCGCTTGAGGTGCGACAACACGTTGCCGCGATTGGCGGCCGACTCGTCCTCGGAGACCATCAGTTTTCCGTCGTACGGCCTTTCACGACAACAAAGAACGCCAAGATAGACATCTCGGGGCTCGGATCTGCGCTCCGACTTCCTGCTCTCGTCGTTGATGCATCTGCCTCATACACCTACGGGCAGTGGCTTCTTCGCACGCTCGGGTTACCTGATCTGCGGGTCCCGTCGGCTCCGTCCCGTCCCGACAGCGATCTAACTCCCGTGTCGATTAACGACTTCTTTCTCTATTGTGTGTTGTCCCAGGAGACAATAGACAACAGCGTATTCGGACATCGGGATCCGTTCAAGAATGTGAAGCGCAAGTACGTGTTTGAGGTACTTTACGGAATCTACAGCGCGGATGTCTACCGTGTACAGGAACGTCTCCACCAGGTCAACACGGAACTTGGGCAGCTCGCATCGCAGGAGTCTAGCTTTAAACGGATTCTTGCCGGCACACCCTGGGAGAATCGAGCGGTGCTAATTGAACAGCTACACGGCGCACGGAACAATCTTGCGGCGATCGAGGAGCGTGCAGTTCAGGCGAATGAAACAGCAAAGGGAACGGACGAGGTGCAGGTTCTTGGGTCTGAGGTGTTGCGACTCGATGAACAAATCGCTCGGGCACAGGTTGAGACTGAACGTGAAGTGGGGAGCGTAGAGCAGCTGAACCGACTAATCAAGCAGTTGGGCTCTCAGAGTAAACGGCTGACCAAGACTATCATCGCGAAGACATATCTCACCGATTTTGAATTCATCCTCTGTCCACGTTGCGGAGCGACAATGGACGAGAGTCGCGCTGAGTCGGACGTGTGCAGTCTCTGCCTACAAGTTCCAGCGCCCATGCTTGATCGCAAGGATTTCATAAGCGAGCAGGATCGGGTAGCAGCTCAAATCGAAGAGACCGAGGAGCTCCTGGAATCTCACAAGGTGTCGGCTCGAAGCTTAGAACGCCGTCTCATCGACCTAGGGAGAGAACGAGAACGGGCCGCCCATGAACTCGACTTCAAGGTTCAAACATACGTCTCGGACTCGGCATCTGCTATCGCGCAGACCGCCAGCGAGCGGCCAGCAGCGTTAGCGCTTATCACGCGACTCGAAGACTACTTGCGGCTGTACGACAAGCTAGATAATGTTACTGAAGAGCGCACGCGTCTTGAGTTAGAAAAAGGCGAGTTAGAAGGGACGTTGGAGGTGTTGAAGACTCGGCAGGATGTCTCAGAACAACGAATCAAGGTACTCGAGGAGAATTTCGAGGGCAGTCTAAGGACGCTGGCAGTCCCACGGTTTTCTGAACAACCCCGCTCCGCCCTGGATCGCAAGACATATCTCCCCATTATCGACGGCAGAAGATTTGACGATCTCAGTTCGCAAGGATTGCAGACACTTGTAAACGTCGCCTACGCAATTGCCCATCAGAAGACGGCGATACAACTGAGCCTACCGTTGCCGAACATCTTGATGATCGACGGCTTGACGACGAATGTTGGCCAAGAGGGATACGATTTGGAGCGTGTGCATCACGCATATAAGTATCTGATCGCTCTCTCGAAAGAGCTCGGGGACACGCTTCAAATTATTGTGGCCGACGGGAATGTTCCGCCAGAGGCAGATGCGTACGTCCGGCTCCGTCTTTCGGAGGAAGACCGACTCATCCCGTTGCCGACGGAGGCCGAGGAGTCGGAGTAGGCGTAATTGTTGTGACGCGGGCCAGACGTCCCGATCTGGGAAGTTGAAGCAGCCGACCCGCGAAAGACGCGGTGACGTTTACTGAACAGGTGGGCAGCCAACTGGCAACCCAACACTCTAGCAGGCAGAGCAGTTAGATCAAGTTCCTTCGCGTTCCTTCTTTCGATCCGTGTTCAACCTGAGTTCATTTCTGACCCGCTTCAGGTGGGGCGGGAGCGGTGCGCCCATGCAGCCTCCCGCGCGGCGCGCCAGTGGTTCGCCGTACGAGGGCGCCACGGCTGGCCGGCGGCTGGGCAACTGGGTCACGACTCGCGACGCCATCAACTCGGTCTGGTATCAGAGCGCGGATCAGTTGGTGGCGCGTTCCCGCGACATCATCCGCAAGGACGGGTGGGCTTCGAAAGCGGTGGACGAGTGGGTGTGCAACGCCATCGGCACTGGCATCAAGCCGCAGTCGATGCACCCGACTCTGGCAGTGAAGGAGAAGCTCCAGGCGTTGTGGTCGCTCTGGGCAAATGAAGCGGACGCCGCCGGGATGACCGACATCTACGGTCTCCAGGCGCTCGCGTTCCGGTCGATGGTCGAGGGCGGCGAGTGCTTCGCGCGCAGGCACGACCGCGACCTCCGCGAGGGTTTGAGCGTGCCGCTTCAGTTCCAGTTGATCGAAGCAGAGCAGTTGCCGTTCTACCTGGCGCGGCCCACGCCGAACACGCCGCAGGGGAACGTCGTGCGCGCCTCCATAGAGTTCGATCCGTCCGGTCGCCGCACGGCTTACTACTTCTACAAGCAGCACCCGGGCGAGCGGATCTTCTTCCCCACGGACCTGGAACTGATGCGGGTTCCGGCCGCGGAAGTGATGCATCTGTTCCGGTCGCTCCGGCCAGGCCAGTTGCGGGGCGTCCCGTGGATGGCGAACGCGCTGGTGCGCCTGTGGGAACTGGACCAGTACGACGACGCCGAACTGCTGCGGAAGAAGTTCGCCGCGATGATGATGGGCTTCATTACCCGCCAGAATCCGGACGACGCATTCTTCCCGAACGCCGCGCCACAGGAAGCCACCGACGCCGGAGGCGTGGCCGGATCGGGCGAGCAGGGTGTCGCGGTGGCTCAACTCGAAGCGGGCACCATGACCGAGTTGGAGCCCGGCGAGGACGTGAAGTTCAGCGAGCCCGCCGACGTGGGCGGGAACTACGAGTCGTTCGAACGCATCCAGTTGCTCCGGATCGCGGCGGGGCTGGGTCTGCCGTACGACATGCTCACCGGCGATCTGTCGAAGACCAGTTATTCGTCGATCCGGGCCGGCATTCTCTCCTTCCGGCGGCTGTGTGAGCAGATCCAGTTCGGCGTCTTCATCTACCAATTCTGCCGCCCGACCTGGCGCGCGTTCGTCGAGCAGGCGGTCCTGGCGGGCAAACTCGACGCCCGCGATTACATGGCCAACCGGAACGACTACCTGGCGGTCGAGTGGCACACGCCGAAATGGGCCTGGGTCGATCCGGAGAAGGACGTCAAGGCCGAGATCATGGCGATTCGCGCCGGCCTGAAGGCGCGGAGCATGTCTATCAACGAAACGGGGCTGGACGAGGAAGAGGTGGACGAGCAGATCGCCCGCGACAATGAGCGCGCCGACAGGCTGGGCCTGGTGCTTGACTCCGATCCCAGAAAGACGGATGCGCGCGGCCAGGCGGCGAACATCCTGGAGACCGGCGACGGCGGCGACGCTCCGGATGGCGGCGCGCCAGCCGATTCGAAACCGGAGCCGCCCAAGCCCCAACAGCCAAAGCCGAAACGCAAGGAGCCTAAGAAATGAAAACGAACTATCTCCCGCACCTCGCGGGACGGGTCTTCGGCGTTCCGCTGCTGATCCAGCCGCAGAAGTTGAGCGTCATCCTCCAGGCCATCGGCCCGCGCCTTGGCCTGCGCCAAGCGGAGATCGAGATCGAGGGTCTGGGCGCGCCGGTGGTCGCGCGGATGCCTATGGACGAGGCGGACGATCCTGACGAAACGGACGACGCGGCCCGGAGCCAGAAGCCGTATCTGGTGACTCCGGAAGGCGTCGCGGTTATCGGAGTCTCCGGGACGCTCGTGAAGAAAGCCAGTTGGCTCGATGCCGCCTCCGGACTCCAGTCCTACGAGAGCATTCGCGCGGACTTCCAGGATGCGGTGCGCGACCCGCGTATCCAGGGCATCCTGCTCGACGTGGACTCGCCTGGCGGCGAAGTTGGCGGGCTGTTCGACCTTGCGGACGAGATCTATAACGCGCGGGCGGAAAAGCCTTGCTTCGCCATCGCCGACGACGATGCGTTCTCGGCGGCATACGCCATCGCCAGTAGCGCGCAACGCCTGTTCGTGACCCGCACCGGCGGCGTGGGCAGCGTCGGCGTGATCGCACTGCATCTGGATCAGTCGGGCTTCGACGAGAAGGTCGGCCGGAAGTACACCGCGATCTATGCGGGCGCCAGGAAGAACGATTTCAACCCGCACGAAGCGTTGTCCGGTTCGGCCAAGGACGAACTGCAAACCGAAATCGACCGCCTATATGACATGTTCGTCGGCACGGTCGCGCGCAACCGCGAGATGAAACCGGCGTTGGTCCGCAACACCGAGGCGGGCCTGTACTACGCGGAGAAGGCCATCAGCGCTGGCTTCGCGGATCAGGTTGGAACTTTTGACGATGCGCTGGATGCCGTTCTCGAAGCGGCGACGGCGCGCAAGCAAGCTCGCGTGGCGGCGTCTGCCGCAACGCAGATCCCGAAAGGAGAAATGACTATGAGTCAGCAAGTCGAAACGAAAACGGCAGACGCCCCCGCTGCACCGCCGGTGCCCGCCGAAGTGAAACCCCCGGAAGTTCCTGCTTCCACCGCCGCGTCAGTGGTTGATGGTGCCGCAATCGAGGCCCAGTTGCGCGCGGAGTACGAAGAGATCGCGGTGCTCTGCACCCTCTCCGGCCATCCCGAATCGGTCGCGGAAATGATCGCGAGCAAGAAGACGGTGGCCCAGGTCCGCGAGCACCTGCTCTCGCTCAAGGCGCAGGAGTCGCAGCGGACGGCTGTGCAGTCGCACGTTCAGGGCAGCCCGACCGGCGCGGAAGCACAGTTGAACGCCGCCGCGCAGCAACTCGCGGCCAGCCGCAACATCCCGTTCGCGCAGGCGTACGTGGAGGCGATGAAGCTCCACCCCGAGCTCTATCAGCAGTACCTCGCTGAGAAGTCGGCCCCGGTGCGGGCGAACTAGGGCGGCGAGCCAATCCAACCGAAAAGGAGCAATCAATCATGGCTTTCGAAGTCAATTTGCAAACGGTCTCGGTCCCGGCTAGCGCCGACCTGTCCACGAAGCAGTTTCTGTTCGGGACGATCAACGCCAGCGGGCAGGTGGCGGTGACCGGCGCGGGCGTCGCGTCGGATGGCGTCATCGCACTCGGCCCCAGTGCGCAGGGTCGCCCCTGCGGACTGGCATCCTTCCCCGGTCAAATCGCCCGGGTGATGGCAGGCGCGTCGTTCGCGAATGGCGCGCTGCTCGAAGTGGATGGCAACGGAAAGGCGATCACCCAATCCTCGGGCAAGATCGTCGCAAAGGCGCTGGCAGCAGCGGGCGCGGCGGGCGACATCGTCCCGGCACTGCTGATCCTGCAGCGGTAGCAGGGCAATTCAGAACAAGGAGCAATGAACAACCATGTATACCCCGACTCCCGGTGACGTCCACGTCAACACGCCGCTGACCCAGATCAGCATCGCGTATCTCCAGAACCAGACGGAGTTTGTGGCCGCGCAAGTCTGCCCCATCATCCCGGTGACCAAGCAGAGCGACCGTTACTACGTCTACAATCGCGGCGACTTCTTCCGCGATCAAATGCAGCGCCGCGCGCCCGGTACTCCGGCCGCGAGCGTGGGTTACCGCCTCGACAACACGCCGACCTACTTCGCGGACGTGTGGGCCGAGGCCAAGCCAATCCCCGATCAGTTGCGCGGGAACGCCGACGCGGTCCTCAACATGGATCGCGATGCGACGGAGTTCCTGTCGCAGCAGGCGTTGATCCGGCGCGAGAAGATCTTCGCGGCCAACTTGTTCACGACGGGCAAGTGGGGAACCGACGTGACCGGCAAGGCAGCCGCTCCCGGCGCGGGCGAGTTTCTCCAGTGGAACGATGGCGCATCGACCCCCATCGAGGATGTTCGCGCCGGCAAACTGGCCATCAAGCAGGCTACCGGCTATCCGGCCAACACGCTGGTGCTGTCCGAGCCGGTATGGTTGAAGCTCGTTGACCATCCGGATCTGGTGGACCGTGTGAAGTACGGCCAGACGGCGGGCCGTCCCGCCACGGTGAGCCGCGAAGCGCTGGCCGCGATTCTCGAACTGGACCGCATCCTCGTGATGGGCAGCATTGAGAACACGGCGGCTGAGGGTCAGACGGCCGCGCACTCCTTCATTGGCGGCAAGAGCGCGCTGCTCTGCAACGTCGCGCCCAGCCCCGGCCTGCTCACTCCGTCCGCTGCATACACCTTCTCCTGGACCGGCTACCTCGGCGCTGGGAACGAAGGCAACCGGATCAAACGGTACCGCTGGGAGATCATCGCCAGCGACATCGTCGAGATCGAGATGGCATTCGACTCCAAGCTCATCGCTCCGGAGCTCGGGTACTTCTTCACAAGCGCAATCGCGTAGAGGAGGTCGCTCGATGGGTTATAAGTCACTGCCGAAGTTCGACCCTTCAGCCCGATTCCTCGTTACCGCGCGCCTGCCGGTACTCAACGGCGTCCCCATGAAACCGGGGGAGGCGATGCCGCCTGCTCCGGTAGAGCCGGGAGCGGCGCGCGTATACCTGCGACTGCTGCGGCAGTTGTATGAACTGCGGAGGATCACCATGGTCGATCAACCCAGTGTTCCTTCCGTGAAAACCAAACCTGCCGGTACTGCCGGCAAAGGAGACACCAAATGGCGAAGCAAGTCTTGACGATCTCCGACATCTCGCCGTCGGGGAACTTGAAAAAGGGAGTGATTCAACTCCCGATCACCGAGGCGCGAATCATTGCCTCCAACGATATCGGCGTGAAGGGCGCGACCGACGGCGGCACTGCCTCCAAGGACACGGACCCCATCCTCGAACGGACGAACGGCGCAACCGACAAGTCGTTGCGTCTGTCCTGGGCCTCTGCCTCGGTGATCGAGGTCCAAATGCCCCCGGTCGCGTATCCCCCGGATCTGGATGATGCCCAACCCATCATCGTGAACGTTCTGGCGGGCATGAAGGCTGGCTCTGTGGATGCGCCGGTCATCACCGTGTCGGCATGGGAGGGCGTGGGCGACACGAACATGGGCGGCGACACAGCCGCTCTCAGTACCGCTCTTCAGAAGCTCACCGTCGCGCTGGCCGGCGCCGATGTGGGCGCCTATCCGAAGTTCTTGACCATCGGCCTCAAGCCCGGCGCGCATGCGACCGCCTCCAACGACGCTTACGTTTACGCGGTTTGGTTGGAGTACACCCGGAGGGCCTGATGTCGTCCTTCGCCGCGCTGAATAGGGCATGCATCAAGACGCTCGGCTCCAGCGTGTCATATCAGCCTGCAGCTAGTGATGCGTTCACGGTTAACGGCATCTTCCAGAGGGACACCGACGAGGAACGTCACCAGGATGGACTCTACGCGCGCCTCTTCGTAAATCTGGCCGACTTCGCCGAGCGGCCGGAGCACGGCGACGAGGCGACCATCGACGGCATGACGTACACCGTCTTCGAGGTGCTGACCGACCCGACCGGTGGTGCCTGGCTGTCGCTGCGGGTGCGTTCCTGAAAGGTCCAGATGCCTTCCGTTAGGGTCTATCAGAAGAAGCAGATCCGGCTGGACCGGCTGAGCTTCCGGCAGACCCAGATGTTCAAGATCGGGAACGTCGGCGTGGCGGCGGCCAAAAACCGGCTTGCGGCGGCGCAGGGACCGACCGATTCCGCTGCCAAGCCACTGAGCAAGCGATACGCGATCTGGAAGACCAAGATCGGAAAGGGCAACCGGCGCAACCTCATGCTCACCGGCGACATGCTCCGGAACTTTCAGGTCCGGACGGTCAGCGAGAACAAGGCTAAGGCCAGCAACTCCACGCGGAAAGACCGGTTGAAGGCGTGGATCACCAACAAGATCGAGCCATGGATCGTATTCTCGCCGAAGAACAAGGCTGCGGTGCTCGAAGCGACCAATCGCGTCCTGCGGGAAGCGAAGTCGCGTCTTTTGGTGGAGAAGGCCCTCGGCGGTAAGCAACTATGATCGACGCCTCAGAGATCGTCAACAACCTCGTCGCAATGCTGCGCGACATTCCCGACCTGCTGTCGGAAGTGGGCGGCGATCCGGAGCGCATCTATGCGTACCACGACTCGTATCCAAAGAAGATCAGCCTGGTCCGCGCGATTCACTCAATGCCCGCGCCGTGCGTCATGGCGGTCTGGCAGGGGACACAGCCAGGCTCGTTCGGCGGCATGGACGTGTGGAAGCACCAGGTCACGTTGTTCCTGCGTGCCAAGGAGACATTTGAGGGCGATCCGCCGTCTGCGTACTACCGCCTGTTTCGCTTGATCACCAAGGGCGTGCCAACCGCGGCGGGCATCGTGCTCGAAAACGCCACCGTTCACCCCTCCTGCTACCCGATGGATCTGCCCTCGATTCAGCGGCAGACCGATGCGGAGGGGCTGGACTACTTCGAGGTTCCTCTTTCATTTACGGAAATTGGAGACGACTGATGGACAAGGTATGGTTAGTGCCTCCTTTCGGTGCGGGCGAACCGAAAGAGGTCGATGCAACGCCCGATGTCCTGACACCGCTCATGGTCGCTGGCTGGAGCCAGTGCGAACCGCCGGCGAACACCCAGGAGGTAACCACGCATGTCGACGACTAGACTGCAAGAAGTACAAATCTGCTTCGGCTTCGGCAAGCAGACCGATATCGCGACCGCCAATCTGGTCGCGGCGATGTGGCGCCTGAAGAAGCTCAACGCCCAACTCGCCAACCCGAAACTGAACACGGAAAACGACGCCGAGGAGTACGGCAAAGGCCACGAGTTCGCGACCCAGACGTTCAAAACCTCCTGGGACATCGCCGGCACGCTCGAAAAGTACCTGGGCGCGGAGATTGCGGCGTGGGCCATGGCCTTCGGACTGGGCAAGGTGGTGAAGTCGGGCACAACGCCGAACTTCATCTACACATGCACTTCGCTGATCCCGTCCAGCGGAGACGCCACGGAACTGCCGTACTTCTCGTTCGTCGAGCAGATCCGTCCGGGTGCGGGGGTGGTTCTCGACCGCATGGCTGTTGGGTGCTGCGTCGAGGGATGGACGATCACCGTTGGCTCGGGTCCTGGCCGCGCGAACAGCAAGATCAACATTGAGTTCGTTGGCAGCGGGAAGCTCACCGAGCCTTCCGCGATCACTGTCCCCGCCATAACGCTCGAAAAGCTCCTGCCCTCCGCGTCGCTGACTCTCACGATCAACGGCGTGGACTACGTGACGAACAAGAACATCGTCTCGCTCGAAACGTCCTGGAAGAACAACATCCGCATGGATGCGGGCTTCTATCCTGGCTCCGGTTTCCAGACGACGGGCGACGCGACCACCGGCGCGCTTCGCGGCAGGCTGGAGTTCGGCAATCGAGCGGGGGCTCTCAAGTTCGTGGCCCGCTTCGACCACAACTCCACGGAATTGACGCTGCTCAAGGCGCAGACCACCGGCACCGCGGTGATCCACCTCCAGTTCGATACCAACAATTCGCTCGATATCACTTGGCAGAAGGTGGCGTTCGCGACTGCCGAAGTGGGTGAGACGGACCAGATCGTCACGGTCGCGGTGGAATGCACCCCGATCTATGACGCGACCAACGGCATCATCACAGCGGTCGCAAAGTGCAACGTGGACGCCATCTGCCAGTAGAGAGGATCAAATCAATGGAAACTCCAGTATTTGACGCAAGCAGACCGATTGCGATCAACCTGCGGACTCCGGGCGGTGTGAAGACTGTTCGAGTCCGCTTTCCGTCCGACGACGAATGGATCGGACGCCAGCGCCGCCGCAAGGTCCTGGTCAAGCAGTTGGGGCGCGGGATCTCCGAGACCACCGTCGCCAATGGTGAGGACGTGGACGCCGTCCTGGTGGCCAAACTCCGCGAGGGCGAAGCCCCGGAGCTCGATGCGTTCGAGGCGATGAAGGTCGTCGAGCAGTTGAGCCTGGCAGAGGTGGATGACGTGGTTCCGGACGGCGACACGTTCAGGGTCACCCTCCGCGTGCTGGGCGCCACCACCGTCCACCTGCTGAAGATGCCTTCGGCCAAGGACGTGTTCGAGTACCGGCGCGGCTTCGCGCGGCTGCTCGACTTGCCGTTTGGCCGGCAGGAGGTCACGATCAACATCGGGTCCGCAGCGGCGCTCTACAAGAAGCTCGTTACCACCACAGAGGGGTATGCGGGCGAAGTGCCCATCATCCACCAGGCGGTCGCGGTGAAGGCGGCTATCGATGCGATGGATACCGCGTTCGCGGAGGACCGCGAGGCAAGTTTTTAGCGGGGGACTGGCCGGATGATCCGTCGTTCCGGTTCCTGGTGCATTGGGCGCTGCGCCGGGAGGAATTGTGCGATCCCGGCTTGTGCCCCGATGCGCCGGAGGAGGACGGCCAGCGCTGCGACCACTGCCCGCTGGACCGGCTGGACGCCGCCCAGACCACGGAGAGAGGGCTGGTGCTCCGGCGCGCCCTCGACCTGATGGGCGCCCTGAAATTGGGCGTTCACATTGGCCTTGACGAGATTCGCGGGGATGAGTTCTGCGCAATGCTGATCATCGCCGAGGAGCGGGACCTGCTGGAGCGAGAAAAGGCGCCTACATGGAGGGGAGGCGGTCCTACATGAAACTCTGGATTACCAATACCCAACGCGACCAGGCAGGGGCTATTCCGAGGATCAGATCGAACCTTCGGACCGAGACTCGAAAAAGAAGAATGCTCACAGATAGTGTTTCGCAGCCACATCAAAGACCGTCTTGATAGCTGGAAACAGACCCTGCCAGAGCTTGGCTTTCACGTCATCGCTCAGAACCGAGTCTTTCGGAACAGACTGGAGGAATTCGCAGAAAAGCCGAGAAAAGGGACGCCACCTCCCCGACTCATCCTCGACCAAAAGACCTCGATTCTTAAGGTTCGCGATGGCCGGATGGGGGGAGATGCCTCGTGAGGATGAGCTGTTTAGGAGTAACTGCGTCTGTCGACTGTCCAATCGCTCAATCCAGCCCGTGAAATGACTCTGGATGATATTCAAAAACTCAAAATCCGTCGCGAGTTCCTGCAATAGCTGCCTGCGTTCAGCCGTTGTGCAGTCTCGGAAACCGCGTCGAAAGACTTCGCGGCCTAACCACTGGAGCAGAAACGGGAAGCAGCCCATGACCTCGATGACGAACGAACACTCCCCGCCCGAGAATCGTTTGCCGCTTCGCTCTGACAAGGTGAACAGCATCTCCGTGGCCTCCGCCTCCTCGAACAACCCAACGTATCGGACTTGGAAAACATTCCACCACACTGGTTCGTCTGGATGAGACTCGTGTTGAGACGGATCGATACGGCTTGTCGCGATGATGATCTTATGCCCGGTTGATGCCACGGATCGAATGAAGCGTGCAGACTCTTTATCTGCGACTATGCCGTCAACCTCATCAATGAGAATCGTGAGCCGATCCTTTAAAGATTCAAGGAGCCGCAGCACAGAATACAGCCCTTTCTGGCCGGCTTTCGCGGCTCGACTCAACTGGCCGCCCGCAGACTCAAGTGCAAGGCCGAGGTGTGCGGCAAATCGATCTGGGGACCCGCTCACGTATCCATCGAAATACACAGTGGATGTGCTCGCCGTCGCAAGGTAGCCCAACTGACGGAGAATGGAACTCTTTCCTATGCGGCTCTCTCCGATGAGGAGTGTACTTTCGCGGCTCGCAACCATCGAGGCGCGTAGCGAGTCCATGAGCGCCGAACGACCGAAGAAGTCATCACCGCAGACGGGTGGGCCACACGTGAACGCGTCTTGCATAACTCTCTGGTTTACCACGCGGAAGTGTCGCGTGTCGCTCGGTTGCGCATCGCAGCCGATCCGGCGGCAACTCGCTGGATGATGGATTCACACCGCGCGGAGAAGCACGCTGACCGCCCAGTCTCTTTGAACTTCTCAGATCCAAGCTCTGAGCATGGCCGATAACAACAAGCTCGAACTCGTCGTCGAGGTGGACGTCAACAAGGCGAACGCTTCGATCAAGAGCGTCAATACCGGCCTGTCCAGCATGGAGCAGGCGGCATCGAAGGCTGCGCGGGGCGCTTCTGCCGGGATCGACGGGCTCGCCGTCAGCATGGTGAAGGGCGCGACGGCGGGCAACCTCCTCGCCGACGCTATCAAGAAAGGCATCGAGTGGGCTAAGGACTGGACGCTCGGCGCCGTTCAGATGGCGGCGCACGAGGCGCGCCTCGAAGCCTCCATGAAGGCGCTGGCCAAGGCGCACGGGGTCTCCGAGAGTGCTGCGACGGCGCAAGCGGAAGCCGTGCGCAAGATCGGCTTCTACGGGGAGGAAGCCTCCCACACTATCAGTCGTCTGATCATCTCTGACATGGATCTGGCGAAGGGTGTTGGTCTGGCGAAGATGGCCAAGGACGCCGCCGCCATCGAGAATATCTCGCCGGGCGAGGCTATGGAGAAGCTGCTCCTGGCAATCGAGTCCGGCACCTCGCGCGGGCTCCGGAGCATGGGGATCTTCGTCGATCTGAATAAGGATGTGGACCGGCAGGAGAAGCTCACCGGCAAGACGCTCGACGAAAACGAGGTCAGGCAACTCCGGTACAACGCGGTCATGCGCGAGGGGGCGAAGATTCAAGGCGCGGCTGCCGCTGCGGCCGGAACCGCAGAGGGGCAGAGCAAGATTCTCGCCCGGGAAGTGATCGAACTGAAGGAGGCGATTGGAGCGGAGTTCCAGGGGTATCTGAGGTCGTGGGTCGCCAATCTGCGGGATCTCGTGGGCTTCCTGAGAGACAACTCCGACTGGCTGGTGAAGTTCGGGGAAGCGGCGATCTTCGTTGCCGGCGCGATTGTCACGTACGGCATCATCACGAAGATCGCGGGCATTGCCAGTGCCGTTGAGGGGCTTGCCCTTGCGCTCACCGCGAATCCCATTGCGCTGCTACTAACCGGTGTCGTGGCGGGCGGCGCGATCATCTGGAAGACCTGGCAGGATACCAAGGCGGGCTTGGACCAGCAGTACGAGGACATGCGCCGCAAGGGACTCCAGCAGGATCTTCTCAAGGGCAAGCTCAAGCCCGACGACGTAAAGAAGATGGGCTACACGGACGACCAGGTCCGCGAGATCATCTCCGGGAAGAAGTTGCTGGCGGGCGAGTCGTGGGGCGACTTCAGCGGCGTGGGCCTTCCGAAAATCAAGATCCTGGGCAAGGGCGAACTCTCGGACGACGAGGTTAACCGGATCGCGACGGAGCGAAAGAAGCGAGGCGAAGCCGAGAAGTCGGCCCAGGAACTCTACATGCGCGCCGTCGAGGAGCGCAAGAGCGCGGAGCATGACCAGGCGCGTGCCCGCATCGAGGACTCCATGAAGATCATCGAGTCCACGCACTCCGAAACCCAAGCCGCGAGGGAATCGCTGAACGTCGTGCTGCGCTCGATGGAGGAGCGTGCGGCGGGCATCGCGAAGATTCAAGAGGAAGAGAATCGCGAGATCGCGCAGCGGTCCACGTACACCGACGAAAAGAGCGGCGCCGTTCTGCACTTCAAGCTCAACGCCTCCACTCTCGAAACAATCCACAAGGCAACCGCGGAAAGGCTCGCGGCGTTCGACATGAAGTTTAACGAGGAGGAGTCGCGCCGGATCGAAGCGATGTGGAAGGCGATGGCCGCGCGGCAGCAGAAGCTGGTCGAGCAATTCGTGCTCGAACCGCTGAAGCAGAGCCTCTACGTATGGGAGCAGGAGTCCCAATGGCAGGACACTATCGACGACCAGGGTCGTTCGGCGGCTATTGCGGCGGTGGATCAACGGAAGAATCTGCAACTGGCCCAACTGGAGTCGGTGGACGCGCGCACTCTCCAGGACAAGGTCGCGCTGGAGAACGCCAAGACCGCCATCGAAGTCCAGGCCATGAAGGACCGGACCAGGATCGAGCTGGAGGAGCTCGACGCCCGCACGGAACGCCAGGTGGACGAGGCGAAGAAGGCGGCGATGGCGCAGGGCATTTTCTACGAACCGTATCTCGACCAGATCGGTAACAAGATCCGTGAACTGGGCCAGCACGAGAAGGACGCGCTCCAGAAGGCCACCAGCACGGAGATCGACGTTGCTCAGATCAAGGGCGCGACGTCCACGCGCAAACTCGTGACGGACCAGTACCAAAGCATCTTCCAATCTCTCAAGCAGCAGGCTGGCGGCGTCTTCGACGCGCTCTTGACCAAGTCGCAGTCGGTGTGGTCGGCCATCGGGAACTCCCTCAAGACCGCGCTGCTCACCGCCATCAAGGACGTCGTGACCTCGCGCGTAGCGGCGATGCTGATGAACCTGTTCGTCCCCGGCGCGAACGTCCAGATGCAGCAGGGCGGTATCGGCAAGAGCGCTGGTGGAGGGATCTTCGGCACGCTGGGCGGCATCCTCGGGATCGGTGCGGTTCCGGTGTTCGCGGGCGGTGCGCCTGGAGGTACGCCTCCGTTCGTTCCCGGCAGCAGTGGCGGCGGTGGGCTTGGGTCCATCCTGCCTCCAATCTTCGGATCGGGAGGGAACGTCCTCTTCCCCGGCGCGACGGTGGGCGGGACGCCGCCGTTCGTGCCGTCCTCCTCCGGAGCCGGTGCCGGCATGGGTGCTGCGCCGGCAGCCGGAGGGATCTTCTCGAAGGCTGGCTTGGCAAGCATGTTGCCGGGCCTCAAATCGTTCTTCGGATTTGGCGAGAAGGACTGGGTGAACATGGGCGGCGGGCGCATGGCCACCGGCGGCTGGATTGGCCAGTACGGATCGTTTGGCGACAAGCTCCAGGCTCTCGGCAAATCGGACGCCGCGCTCATGGGTGGCGCCCTGCTGGCGATGGACGGTCTTCGGCGCGGTGGCAAGATCGGCGTCGCGGAGACCACAGCGGGCGGCGCGCTGATCGGGTACAAGTTCGGCGGTCCTCTTGGCGCGGCCATCGGTGGCATCGCCGGAGCAGTCGCAGGCATCGTGCGGTTGTTCGTGAAGGGCGCTGCGGATAAGGCGAAGGAGAAGATCAAGGCGCTCTACGGGGTCGATATCGCGGACAAGGGCGTGTTGAAGCAGATCGTGGATATGACCAAATCCGAGTTCGGTGGCAACATCGACATGGCGATCCGCTCGCCCCAGATCCGCGACCTGATCCAGTTGTACGCCATGACGACCGGACAGAAGACCACAGGCATGCCCGGTACCGTGACACCCCTGTCGCTGGTAGAGACGGGTGGATCGCTGTTCCAATCGCCGCAGTACAACAACGGCACCCCGCTTCCAGCGCTGGGAGGGCTGCCCGGTCTCGACCGGATCGGCGCCGGCACTCCGTCCGGTGGCGGGTTGGTGATTCAGCTTGACGGGCCCGCCACGACCGCGTTGCTACAGGGTCAAGCGGTACAGGCCATCACCAACAACCCCCGCCTGGTGCAGAGCGCATCGATGGCCGCCACGAAATCGAACGCGAACCGGCGCGAGCTCACCAGCCTTCAGTTGAGCCCCGGAACGATTGTCAGTTAGCGAAACGCGAACATGCCTGGCTCCGTCCTCAATGCGGCACCAGTGACCGTGCTCCCGCTTTCGCTGTGCAAGTCGTTCGTCCATGAGCGGGTGTACCCGCTGGTCGAGAACGAGTACAAGAACGGGGAATCGCAGCGGTCGGTGCTGGCGACCAATAGCAGGCGGCGGTGGCGGCAGGCGAAGCGCCTCGCGCCCGCCGCGCTTCTGACGCTTCGGAACTTTTTCGAAGCGCGGAATGGCGCGACCGAACCGTTCTACTTTTACGACCCCTACGACACCAGCCCAAAGTTCTCCTACGATCCAACTGGCGTGGCAACCGTTGGCCGGTACACCGTCCGGTTCAATGGCGACTGGCAGCAGTCCTGCGGACCTGGAAGGTCGGACGTTCAGATCGAACTGCTCGAACTCGCATAACGCAAAGGATCCGTCATGAAACGTGCTCTTCTTCTGTTGCTGTTCGTGGCTACGGTCGCCAAAGCCACACCGACCCAGATCCGGGATACCGGCTACACCGGCTTCGGCGGCACGCTGTTCTCCGGCCGGATCACGGTGAGCGCTCCGGATATGACGACCCAGGATGCGCGCACCATCACTCGGTGGGAACAGTCCTATACGATAATGAACGGCATCATCTCCGTTGATCTCGAACCCAACGACACGGCCACTCCCGCCGGGACGAGCTACGTTGTGATCTACCGCCCGAGGAGCGGGCTGGCGTGGTCGGAGCGGTGGGTCGTGCTTACCAG